GGGATCACTGGCACGCTGAAAAGGCTGAGCAGTTGCGGCAGTATGTGCGCGAACTAAAAACCTGGATACACCAGCAGGAAGGCCGCATTTAGCAACCCACCCCCACATGGAACCTCATGGAACCTCATGGAACCTCAAGGAACCTCATGGAACCTCAATTAGCGCCGCTAAGGCCCGGCAAACACGTCCGGACTACCCTGCGCCACGCTGGTACAGCCGCTGATCGCATCACCTACGCGGCCGGCGCCCTTGCCGTTAACGAACACGCTGGTACTACCCACAGCAATCGGCGCAGCATGGCCGGGGCAAGGAGTGCCCGGCAGTAGGTGGCCGGTGTTGTTGTCACCCTGGCGGCTCCAGGCAATACCGTTCACAAACACGTCCGGGCTACCCTGCGCCCGTGTCATGCCCGAGCAATGGGGCACATCAGCATCACCGATTCTGGTGGCGGCCGGCACGTTCACGCTCCATCAGTTCTTGCAGCCTGCCACACCAGGCATCCATCTCGGCGTGCTGTGCAGCCGTGTGAGGGGGCGCCGGGATTGCCGGCAGAAAGGCGATCACGTTGTCAAACACGTCTGGAATGTCTTCCCACCGCGTAAACGTGCAAAGGTGCCCGCTGATACGCAGGACAAAGCGATGCCTCAGTTCTTCGGCCACAGCTCTCGCGGTTGCTTGCCGGTAGCCATCATCGTGGCCAGGCGTTGCGCACGCTGCCCCACTTGCTTGGCCCATTTGCTGTCCAGCATCATGGCGCCAGCCTGCGGGTAGTCGCCGGCCTTGACTGTTGCCAGCGTGTTCTTAAAGCCCAGCAAGCCGGCTATGCCGAGGTTGAAGGCCATGTCTAGGAGCACGGCCTGCCGCACTTCATCCAAAGTTTCCACCCAGGGCAAAGCACGCGCCAGCTCGCGCCAGTGCGCGTCAATGTCGTTGCTGAGCAGCATTGCGGACTCAGCCGCGCTTATCCCGCGAGCCTCAAGGTTTCTTCCGACGCCGATGGTCAGCTTTCCTGCGGTGCAGCGGTACGGCTTCAGGCGTTCGCCTTCGTGTAGGCGAAGCTGCCTGATCATCGCTTCGCGGTCCATCGGCCGCTACTTTCCCAGGATTTTGCCAATCACCCCGGCGTCAGGCTTCCGCTTGTATGGATACGCCTGGCGAGCTGCCAACAACAGCAGCTGTAGGACGCTGTTCGACTTCAGCTTGCTCATGCCGACCAGCTCGCTGGCCACAAACAGGGCCAGGCCGATGTATTCCAGGTGGGATGCTTCCATCAGCTCCATTTTGATTCCTCCTAAAGACTAGCGATGATTGCCCACCCGGTACCAGGCCCTTCAACCATCCAGCGTGGACCAAAGTTCTTGTAGCTGTAACGCAGCCTTGCCCCCCAGTTGTTCACATAGGTGCCCGACACCAGATCGCACTCACCGAAAGGGTCATGGACTACCAAGCTCGTGTCGTCGTACCCGATGGCGCAAAGGTAATGCCCCCCGCCTATGGGCCTGTTGACCGGGCCTTTGTGAAGAAAGCCAAGTGGCACCGGGATCCCTTTGTCGATTTGCTTTTTCACCGTGTCGAAGTTGGCTTTCTGCGTGAACGCAGCCTGCACCCCATAGGTAGCCAGGGTCTTGATCTGTGCGCCGGCGTCCACCGTGTCTCCATGACGCAGCACGCGGCCAAGGTAGGCGTCGTCGCCGTTGGGCCCGTTCAAGGTGCCCGGCTTCATAGTTTCCAGCAACATGGCGCAGCTGCTGGAGAAGCACATCCGTAAGGCGTGCTGAGTAGCTGAGTCACGCTGCGAGTAGTAATGCACGCTGAGCGGGTTTGTCCTGGGCGCTGGCTCAGGTTGCTTGCCAGCGGCGCGGTAGGTCTCCGCCCAGGCGGCATCTGGCTTGAGCAGTGTGGCCGGCATAGCCTCCTGCAGTTGGCGGACGGCGGCCTGCTGATGAGGGAGGCCTTTGTAAAAACGGAAAAAATCTTCGAGCTGAATGCTGCTCATCGCTCTTGTGACAGTGTTTGCGGCTGGCCGAAATGCAAGCGTGGCGCAGCGGCTGTGATCAAAATCGGGATGATGACGCTGCAAGCCAGGGCAATCCCAGCCCACCTGGCGACCGCTTTTTCCAGTTCAGCAATACGGTCAAAGGCTGTGCTCAGATCCGTGTGCTTCTGCATCAGGGCCTGGCTCATGGCGTCGAGCTTGCCCTCCAGGATGCCAAGCGCACGGTAAATATCGACGTGCGAAACCTCTTCAGACATGCCCTGAAACTCCAGCACTGTCATTCTATTTGATGCGGTAGAAGGCAGGAGCCTGGCCGTCTTGACTGGTGACCCCATCAGGCGTCGTCACTTTTGAGAATGTGCCTTTGGTTGCGCTGTTGCTGATGATCGTGCCATCGTTCTGAACGATGCCAATGCTGTCACGCATAATGGCGATGGCGCCTGCCTTTGGGTCTTTCAGCAGGGTGCCAGCGCCTTCAGCCAGGGTAGACAATGCCGTGGGAACGCTTAGAAGGTTACCCCAGGGCGGCGAGATGCCTGCCGTCTGCAATACTTTGTTAACCGCGAATACGCAAGCGTTTTCCGGTGCTGCGGGGCCGCCTTTTGTGTTCATGTCTTTGGCTGCCTCGGCCGCTTTGGCTGTCAGCTTGGCTTTTTCGGCTGCGGGCTTGCTGTCGTTTTTCGCGGCGCCGCCCACCCAGTTACTGTCGCCCTCGCCTGCAGTGCCGCATTCAATCGACGTGCTGTAGCCACTGCTCGTTAGTTCGTGTGTGATTTGCTTGATAGCCCAAGTTCCGTCAACATACGGGCGGAAGTTTTTAAGCGTGACCAGGCCATCAGCGTTCAAGTCAGGGCGGCCAGGCAACCGCAGGCTCACGCGTACTTCGCCAGCCTTCAGGCTTTGCAAACGGCTCTCTGCGGCTTTCTTAGCCTCGGCCTGGTCGCGGAACAGTTGTTTTTCCTCAAAGACTGGTAAAGGGCCTTTCTTGCCGAAGGTTTCATTCTTCTCCTTGTTTAACTTTCGGTCTAGGTATTTAACCTTGACGGCGCCATAGGCGCCACGGTTTTTCAAGGTAGCCCGCCAGTCCGTTACCTCGTCCACGGTAATTGCAAACTCGCCCGCCCCCGTACTGCGGGGCGTAACGATAAGTTTGCCGTCTGCGGGTTTGATTGTGGCTTTGTATTTTTTAGCCAGGCGGGTAAGAAACGACTGGTCGCTTTCGTTGGTTTGGTCCTCATGCTTAATTTTTACACTACCCAAACCTCCTTTAATCACAGGCGTCAGGCCGTTGCGCTTAGCAATTTTGTTCACCACATCAGCGATGGTTTTGTCATGCCAGCTTTCAGTCCGTTGACCTTTCACCAGTTCAGGCGCGGTTTGCGCGGCAGTGGCTTTAATGACCATGCTGCGTGGCCCCATGGATAGCTCAATTTCGTCCACGGCATAAGCCCCCATGTAGACCGGCAATTTGCCGCCACTGCTGTAACCGAGCCAAACACGCAGCCAAGCGCCGCTACGCGGCAACGGCAGCAGGCTGTCCCGGTCATCTAAGGAAATTTCGAGACTGTCACTTTCTTGGCCAGCAGCGTCGTTAATGCGCAGGCTCAACAGACGATCCTTTATGGCATCAGTAACATCGTTCCCGTCGGCAATGATGCGGAAGGCCGGTGTGCTCATGAATCCCAGATACGCAGAGTTTCAGTGCTTTGCGGCAGTTGCAGGGTGGGCAGCTCAATCATCAGGCCCTCAGGCAGTATTGGCAACAAATCAGCCAAACCAGGGTTGACGCGCAACACGGTCTCCACCGTTAGTTGCGTGCGCCCGTAGTAACGCCAGCAAATCTCGTCCAGCTCGTCAAACTGGCGCGTGACGTAATACTGGCTCACGATTGCACCGCCTGTTTAACAGCGTTGGTAATTTTCGGATCGACGTTTAGCATCGGCCCCAACGTTGCGGCTGCGTCCACCATGTTGCGAAGCCCAGGGGCGGCGGAACCCGCGAGTTGCTGCAGCACGGTCGGGCTGGCTTGGCGCAGGGCTTCAATCCCAATGCTTGTAGCTGCTGGGCCTTTACCTTGCGCAAATGCCTGAGCCATCTTGGCGCCATCAACGCCAAGCTGTGCCCAGGCGTTGTTCTGTGGCACGCTGATTCCCGCTAGGCCAAATGATCCAAGCGCAGCGCCCACATAGTCCTTATTGCCGACGGCTTTTGCAATGTTGGCAATTTGCCCCAAATTGAAGCCGGCGCCTTTTGCCTGCTGCGTCACAGCGCCCAAGGCGGAGCCGGTCGCTGCCTCCAGTGCCTGAAAGGGTGAGCCACCTCCGATAAAAGTGTTTAAGCCGCTAGTGACGGCGCCGGCCAAGCCTCCAGGTAATACATTGCCCAGAACGCCACCTATGCCACCAGGCAAGACACTCCCCAGTGCCCCAGTCAGGCCGCCAGGCAAAACTGCGCCAAGGGCCCCAGTAAGGCCGCCCGGTATGACTGCACCGAGGGCGCCTGCCAAACCGCCGGGCAAAACTGCCCCCAGGGCGCCTGCCAAACCGCCGGGCACAGCGGCCGCCAAAGCGCCCTCCAGCCCGGCAGGCGATGGCACTACAGCAAGCGGGCTCGCAGCTGGCGCAGGTTTGTCCGGTGCGTAGTAGACAAGGAGGATGTTGAAACCAATTTCGCGGGCGTTTCCACCCTCCGCGAATGTTCCTTTGCTTTCCTTAAGTTGTTTTATAGCCCATTGGCCGTAAACCTTGCCTAGGCCATCGGTAAACATCAATGGTTCGCCCTTGACGGCGATTTTGCGAAGATCCTCCAGCGTGTTTTGCTTTCCGCTGAAGCCGGGATACAGCACGCCGTCCAGCGTGATTTGTTGTGAGCCAGGGCCTACAAACTGCTGCGCAGGGTCGCGCAAGAGGCGTCCTTGTTCCTCCCAGCGGTAGTTCGCATCCCACTCCAGCTTCTGCGGAACACCGTTTGGCAGGTCAAACTGGAAATCGCCAAGCTGGAACAGTGGCTTAGTCATTTAGCAGCACCCGGTGGCGGGATTCAATTTGGCGCTGGATGTCCATAAAGGCCATCTCCACCTGCTGGCGAATTTCATTGGCGTCGCCGCCTGTTGTGTTGATCGTAACGGGGGCGTTGATGGTTACAGGTGCGGCGGCCTGGGCCTGCTGGGGTGGCAGCGGCGCCTGGATTGTGAGCGGTGCTGCTGCCGCAGGCTGGGCAGCCATCATGGCAGTCATTGCACTTGCTGTCAGCGGCCGAGCAATGCGTGGCACGATGGCGCCG